CTTCGGATGAGGTTACGGTGCCCCCCACCAGCCTGGGGGCTGATGGGACCTACCTCCCTAGAGAGCTCATGCGTGTGTTTTGGAGCCGAGCGCAAGCGCCCAGTCACTTCCCCAAGTGCTCCAATAGCCAGCACACACACACCCCACTCTCCAGCTGGTCCTACTCAGGTCAGGATGCCAGTAATGCCCTCAACAAGCAGCTTGTCGTGGTACCAGAAGTTACCAGCGGCAACAGAGCCGTTGGTGCCCTCAATCGCAGCAAACATAGTAGTCTGCATGCTACGATCGTACACATCGACAGCAGCGGTGGCAGAAGCGTTCACGTCGAACATCTTCCGCCGAAGCCGGGTCGGGAATTCCACCTCAGTTTCCTGCCAAACAGGGAAGGACTTGACACTGCCAAGACCACGAACAGCGTTCGCATAGGCCGTCCAATCGGCGGGAGCGCCGGTGGACACAGCAGTAACGAACAAGCCGGTAATGGCGACAGATACCTCAGGATTATCCGTGAACCCCACCAAGACACGTCCTGGTGTGGTAAACGAGACAGCGGGCTCCCACCTAAGCTTGGTGCCAGGTAGGAACTTGCCGGAGCTATAATAGCTCACAATCGAGGGTCCAGCACTGTTGGCCAAACCATACGACTGACCGGGGATGTACTGGCGAACCGAGCCATACTGTCCACCGGCAGTCGTTTGATTAGCAATCCCGGAAGCGCTGTAAGACAGAATGGTGGAGTCACCAGCATTCTGAAGCACAGGCTGCCTGTTGCGGCGCTTACGCACCCCGCCCTGTACGGGCATCATCGCAGTTTTTGGGCGAGCCATGTCGCCAAAGGGTTCTCTTGAATGTCTATCGCCTTGACGTCGGGATACGTCATGGGGTGGGGAGCGTCGATGCAGACAGGTTGGGCATACAGAGCCTCGAGCGCTTCCTGCTGGTCCGGAAGGATGCCAAATGCCCGGTAAAAAGATACCCGACACTCGTCATCCACCGGACAAGCCTCAACGCCCCGGGCCATGTACCCCAACCCACTGTCCCAAACCCGCTCTTCCACCCCAGGACGTACCGACGCCGCAGACAACGCCAGCAGTGCATCATACCAGGCCGACCACACAGGCACCCCAGCGGTGAGTGAAGCCCCACAAGCTCCAATAGCGCCACACCACTGGGAGAACGCTTCATCCGTGTCCCACCCAAGCAGGGAAACACAGTCCTTACTCATAGCAACACGTGGATCCCGAACCATGCGCCAGCCGTTCGCACAGCGAACAGGCTGGGCTTGGCAGAAAACCACGCGCTCCAACTCGTAGACTGGTTCCTCCTGCGTCAGGGTGAACCCGAAGTCAAGCATCCACTGAGAGATGCCATCAAGCTTGGCCAGGTCACGCCGCTCAATCACCAGTACACAGTCATCGCCATTGTTTGCAAGCCGGAACACAATGCCGGCCTGCTCACAATAGGCTATAACCATGCAACTCATGAGCAGACAGTTCCCCATACCAGTGTTGATGTCACCACTCATCCGCCTACCAACGACCTCATAGTCAACACGCTTGCCCTCCACTCGGGCAACTCCATGGTTGCGCAGCTGCCAACGGAGCAGGGTAGCAAGTTCCTTGGACCGGAAAACGCCGTTATAGACCGAGTGCTCAAACCGCAACGCATCCTCAGACACGTGCTGGTCAAAGCGACTAGCATCCAAACCGACGCCCACAGGCTCATCAAACTGCTTCCAGTGCTCCGCAAGCCAGCCACCAACCTGCTGGGCATTCAACCCCTTCAGCACAACAGGGTATCCCCAAACTCTGTTAAATCCCGCACAGAGCTCCTTCTCGAACAACTTGAGGTACCGCCCAACCTCCAAATTGTATCGAGGTGACCTTGGCTGTATGACACGGGGAGCAGGATCCCCCTTGGAATCAAGGTTGATCTTCTCCGCCTTAACAAATGTGTTCACCCAGGCATCGCGCTTGGAAACACCACGGACCATGAGGCTATCCAGCGCACGCTCGTATATGCCACGCTTGCGCCCGCAGTACAGCCCAGGGTAATCAGCCCTGGGGACCACGGGGGTCGAACGCATGGCACGCAACAAGCGCACACGGCAACCGTGTAGCCTGGCGAACACACCTGCCTTGGGGGAGGGAGCCTGAGTAAGCTCCCCATCGCGGACCACATAAAACACACGTTCCACGATGCCCCGTGCCAAGTTCTTCAAATTACTGTTATGTACCCCAAACCGGACCCCAGACCCAAAGCCAGCGAGATACCTAACAGTGCGACTACCGCCGTCGCTCACCCTACCACCGATTTCCCGGATCCGAAGACACTGTTCACCAATCCTGTCGACAAGAGTGGTTACTCCGGGAAGGATGGCAGGGCACCCCTAGCGCGGTGTGTCAACCACCGCACGGCGCGCAGCGACCTCTCGGGTGCGCGCAAGCCGTGCGGCGGTGACAGCAGACTCTGTTGGAAGAAGACAGAGTTCCACCGCAATGTCCATGTGGCGTACGATGTCGACATATCGCATACCACCATCGCGGAAGTGCTTCCGGACCCAGTCACCTGCAACAATGCGGTTAGCTTTGTTGTAGCGCAACTCTCCGAACTCGGCCTTAAAAGCATACGCAGCCATGCGCGCAGCCCTTGTGGTCAGGCCAGGTTCGTCCCCCTCTGGGTCCAAATCAACTTCCGACACTAGCTGGGCCCCCTCAGATGGTCGTGTAAACGCCCACCAGGCCAGGTAGGTAGCATACATGGCGACGCCGGCCCCAGCCACGCGCACCATTATGTACACCACCATATCCACCGTAATCCATGGCCGCATCACAATATCAACAGCCATGAACACCCAACATAATGCTACAACCACGACAGAGGTAATCGTGGGCTCCATAGTCACGCAAAGCGAATGCCGCCGATGCCGTAGCCTGCCGCAACCGGGATGTGG